GAAAAAGATCAGAGGAAAATTGTATCACTTATGGTATGTTCCTAAAAATTTTAAGGAATTAGATGAAAGAGACACAAGTGACCTTAAACTGCCAGACCTTAAACCAGTGACGCCGTTCTGATGAAAAAAGAATTTATTAACAATCTAAAGGTTCAAATGAAAACCTTGCAAACAAAATTAAATGAAGAAATCTATAGAGAGAGAAAAGAAAAAGAAGAACTTAAAACATATGACTGGAGAAAAAAATTTAACAGTAATGCTAAATTAACTGGTGATATTAATGAGAGTATTCTCATTGCTCATTTTATGAAAGAAGGTTGGGATGTTTTTAAAAATATGTCATGCACAGGTCCAATTGATATGATTATATATAACAGAGAAGAAAATATACTACATAAGATTGATGCTAAATCATCAGAACCATCGTCTTATGCTGAACTTTCGAAGTGTAAGGATAAAGGCATATATACTTGTTATTTTAGTGAGGAGAAACAAAAAGTTGTAATAGTTAAAGATGGAAACGCTCACGATGGATATGAGACAATGGAAATATGAAAATTAAAAATATTTATCCTTATAAAGATTTGAAACGCAACGACGGTGGAATACGAACCTACGAAACAAAGGACGGCGTCAAGTTTCCGTCCGTGACATCCATCCTTTCCGAAACGCAGTCGGAAGAAAAGAAAATGGGACTGGAGAAATGGAAGAAACGGGTTGGAGCGAAGGAAGCGGCGAGAATCAAGCGTGACGCTTCCAAAGTGGGAACGAGCATGCACAAGTATCTGGAGAATTACCTGCTTGACAGGGGATACGTCGATGACACGCGCATAGGTCGCATCGCCCGTCCCATGGCCAAGGAAATAATTAAAAAGGGATTGGTGGACTTGGAGGAACTATGGGGATCAGAAGTTCATTTGTATTATCCAGGCTTGTACGCGGGCACCACGGACGTGGTTGGAATTTACAAGGGAAAGCCAGCCATCGTTGATTTCAAGCAGACTAACAGGCCGAAGCAGGAAAGCTGGGTGACGGACTATAAGCTGCAGTTAGCCGCATATGCAATGGCGCATAATATTCTATTTGATACGAAGATAAGCACGGCGGTTATTCTCATGTGCTCCCGTGACAGATATTTCCAGAAATTTGAACTGAATGAAAAGGATTACTGGTACATATGTTGTAAGTGGATGACAAGAGTGGCGGAGTTCTATGGCGACTAAAATCATACTCGGTCCTCCCGGAACAGGGAAAACGGAACACTTGTTGAGGCAGGTGGAAAAGGAACTCGCCGACGGAACCTATCCCAATAGCATTGGCTATTTCTCCTACACCGTTAAAGCTGCCGACGAGGCACGCACCAGAGCCATTGATCGATTTAAGGAACTGAATAAAAAAGATTTTATGTATTTCAGGACACTGCACAGTCTTGCCTTCAAGCAGTTGGGATTGTCCAAGAACGATGTTATGGGAGATGCACACTACAAGGAGCTATCAAGTCTTCTTGGCATTAAACTGAGCAACACGAACCGTCGCATGGACAGTTTTGGAACGGGAATGCAGGATGATGTCTTTGCCCGTATTATTGACATGGCAAGAGCCCGTAATGTCAGTCTGCGCCAACAGTTCCAGGAATCAGGACACCTTGACGGCGGATGGATGAAACTTAAATACATTGCCGACGGCATTTCAAAATACAAGAAGGAACGCAACATCTACGACTTCACCGACATGATTATTGAATTTGTAGCCAAGGCTACACTTGAGGATATTGTTCCTGACCTTGATGTTCTCATCATTGACGAAGCTCAGGACCTTCTTCCCATTCAATGGGAAATGGTGAAAGTACTGATGAAACATTCCAAGCGCGTCTTTATTGCGGGAGATGACGACCAGTCCATATTCAAGTGGGCGGGCGCTAATCCTGGAGATCTTATCGGACTGAAGGGAGAGCGCTACATTCTCAACCAGTCACACCGCATCCCGAAGAAGATTCACAGCGTGGCGACAACGCTGATCAGCCGTATTGAAAACAGGATACCAAAGCTGTGGAAAGCGAAGGCTGAACCTATTAAAGATGAAGATGGAAATATTACTGGATATAAAGAGGAGGAAGGTGATCTGCAATTCCACAACCTACGTGAGGCCGTCTATCAGCTCATGGGTGAGGGAGAATGGCTGATCATGACCAGGGACAACTATACGCTGGAGCAGATATCGGAAGACCTAAGGCAGAGAGGATTGTTCTTTTCCAAGTTTGGACACGCCTCCGTCAGTGAGAAGAAATTAAAGGCCATCAACGCCTGGACGGACCTCGCACAGAGGGACAAGCAGTTAACGTTGGATGAAGTTAAGACAATCTACCACTATCTGTCCGTTCGTGTAGGCGTGAAATACGGTCATAAAAGCATGTCCGACGCCGATCCAGACGCCCTGTACGACTACGAGCATCTGGTCACGAACCACGGACTGTTACTGTCCCAGGAAAAGCTGTGGCACGAGGCGTTGGATCGCATGCCGATGCGGGAAGTCGTGTACATCGTCGCGGCGTTGCGAAGAAAAGAAAATCTGAACCGCGCGCCACGGATCAACATATCAACGATTCACGGTGCCAAGGGTGGCGAAGCGGACAATGTTATGCTATTAACGGACATGCCACGCAAGGCGGATGAGGCTTATTTTCAGAATCCCGATGATGAGCGCCGTGTGTTCTACGTGGGAATGACGAGGGCAAAGAAAGCGTTGCACATCGTTCATTCACAAAGTGAAAGAGAATTCAGAGAGGCTTTTTATTAATGATACCTGTATCGGTGGAGCTTTTAAAAGAAGCTAAAAAGCTAGTTGAGAAGGATCGCCACAAGGATTACGGCGATAAACTTCTAAATCATCAGAACATCGCAAAGCTGTGGAGCGCCTTCCTTGACGTGGAAATATCAGCGCACGACGTCGCCATTTGCATGGGTCTTGTGAAGATCGCACGTCTAAAGCACGCCCATAAAAAGGACAGTTACCTTGACCTTGCGGCATACGCCGCCATAGCGGGGGAGATAGAGGAGCGAACTGATCGCCATCAATCATTTGAAGGTGAAGGTGAAAGACGGGGACGAATTACAAAGGAATACGTTAAATCCCTGAACAAGGTCATGGATGAACTGGAGGAAAAATGACACAAAGACCACTATTTGAGCCTCCCAAGGAATGGGTGGCTCCCCAGAGCCTGCCCGACTTGTCGGACGCCAAGGAGATCGCGGTTGACTTGGAGACGCACGATCCCCGCATCATGGACCTCGGACCGGGATGGGCGACGGGAAGGGGAAAAGTTGTCGGTATTGCCCTGGCCGTTGATGGATGGAAAGGATATTTTCCTATTGCCCACGAGGGTGGAGGAAATTTTGACGAAAAACTTATTAAAGAACAACTTAGACCCATTCTAAACAGCGATGCCGATAAAATATTTCATAACGCAAGTTATGATGTGGGATGGCTACGCCATTGGGGAGTCGAAGTAAAAGGACGCTATATTGATACAATGATTGCAGCAGCCATCATTGATGAGAACAGAATGCCTGGACAGTATAATTTAAACGCCGTTGCCAAAGACTACATACAGGAAAAGAAAAATGAGGCCTTGCTGTATGAAGCTGCGCAAGCGTGGCAAGTGGATGCCAAGGCAGAGATGTACAAGCTACCCTACCAATATGTTGGACCTTACGCGGAACAGGATGCGGCCATCACCCTCCGGCTATGGAATACATTAAAGATTGAATTAGTCAGGCAGGAACTCACAAGTATTTTTGATTTAGAGACGGAACTTCTCCCCGTCCTCATTGATATGAAATGGAAAGGTGTTCGCATTGATTTGGAAATGGCGCATAAAATAAAAAAATCCTTGCAAAAAGAAGAAAAGAAAATTTTATTGGAATTAAAAAAAGAGATCGGATTTGAAGTGGAAGTATTCGCACCTACGTCCGTAGCAAAAGCTTTTGATAAAAAGAAGATTAAATACAACAAAACAGAAAGTGGTCTTCCTAGTTTTGATAAAAATTTTCTAGCCTCCCTGAAAGATCCCTTTGCGGAAAAAATTGTGCAAGCACGGGAAATATTCAAGGCTCGATCAACATTCATTGATTCCCTGTTAAAACATGAGCATGACGGAAGAATTCACGGGGAAATCAATCAGTTAAAATCAGACCAGGGAGGTACTATTACGGGACGTTTGAGTATGTCAAATCCTAACCTGCAGCAAATCCCTTCCCGGAACGAGAAGATTGGTCCTATGATAAGACGACTATTCATTCCAGAAGATGGATGTAAATGGGGTAGTTTTGATTATTCCCAACAGGAACCACGGCTCGTCGTTCATTTCGCAGCTCTGACGCACGGTGGCTTGGACGGTTCGTCAGAATTTGTAGATGCATATAATAACGATCCTGATACTGATTTTCATCAAATAGCGGGTGATATGGCAGGTATAGATCGTAAAACAGCTAAAACAATGAATTTAGGATTGTTTTACGGTATGGGCAAAGGTAAGTTAGGCAGTCAGCTAGGGCTGGGGGAAGAGGATACGAAAGAATTATTCACCACCTATCACGCACGCGTTCCTTTCGTAAAACAGTTGATGAATTTGGCAATGAAGACGGCGAACGATAACGGTCAGGTACGGACAATTTTAGGTCGTAAGTGTCGTTTTAATACATGGGAACCTAATATGTTTCATGTTGGTCCAACAAAAGCCTTATCTCGTGACGAAGCAGAAAAAGAATATGGTCGAAATATTAAAAGAGCCTGGACTTACAAAGCGTTAAACAAGCTCATTCAAGGAAGCGCCGCGGATCAAACCAAGAAAGCAATGATAGAAGTTCATAAGGTGGGCATCATTCCTCACATACAAGTACACGATGAACTGAATTTTTCAATCACGGGTGAACTGATGCGTGATGAAATAAAAAATATCATGGAGAATTGCATCAAGCTGGAAGTCCCAAGCAAGGTGGACGCCAAGGAAGGGAAGTCATGGGGAGACATAAAGAAATAAAAATAGTCGCCACAGAATGCCTGTTCTGCAATGAGACGATTTTTCCAAAGAAAATATCAGGTGACATATATAAATGCCCTGAATGTGGATGTTTCCTGGAATTGGAAAAAGAGGAAAAAACCATTATTTTTGAGCCTGAAATGGACTTAGACCCAACTATTCACTGATTTTACTTGATTTTCCCATTTAATTAGTATATAATGCAGGCGTAGAAAAAAGATGAATTTTTTATTGGGATTAGCAATCATTATTCTTTTTTGGAAGCCAATAATTTTCATTATATTATTAATTATTATTCTTTTAGGAGGAATATGACAGACATATCAAAATATAAATCCGTAGCCGTGAAGCTGCCTGTTTGGAGCAGGTTGCAATCTTTCGCGGGACAGGATTTACGATCAGTCGGCAAAGTCATTGAGTGGCTCGTCGACAAGGAAAACAAAGTGCGCAAGAGAAAAAAACTTAAAAACGGGAGGGGCAATGGAAACTAAGGAAGCCGTTCGCATCGTTCTTGAGTACGCCAAGCATGACAGGACAGCGGGAGGATTTGCTGAAGCTGTTGAAAAGTTAAGTAATGAGTTTGGTGAAAAAACATTGAATTTTGAAGCTGAATCCTTTGAACAGAAAAAATTTGAAATAACCGTTCGACAAACCAATACAATCACTTACGAGGTTGAAGATTTTAGTGAATCTCTAGCCGCAAAACAGGTTCAAGATTGCATTGATGATAGAAATTGGGAAGAATTGCTTAAATATTCACCAAAAAGTAAGGATTTTAAGCCAATTCCACCATTTTCCTTTGAAGTTGCGCGCTGGGGCGTGAAAGAGGACGTTTTAAGGCCTAATCCTCACGCTAAATCATCCTAAATACTTGCAATTTTTAATAAAAAACTGTATTTTAACCCATCTGAAGATCCGCTAAACTTCAGATTCTTACATCAATGGGATGAGATGTCAGACACCTTGACAATCTCCTTACCCTCTGCGGATAGGAAATGGTGTGACAGCCCGGAGAGACGGGCATTCAGAGAGGTGCAACTTGGATGACAAACAGACATTAAGCACAAGAAAGACACTGCTCGATCTCGTCGTTGGAGACGAAAAAATAATAAAAAGCACGTCGGAAAAACTCAAGACACTTGAAACATTCAAGCGCATATGGGAGGCGCAGGACGGCAGTTCCTTGCGAAAGGAGACCTTTAAACTGTTGGGAAAAAGCACGCTTGCCTTATCAAAATGATCCTGCATGAAAACATCCAGTGGGTAAAAGACATCAATGACATTCATCCTCGCTACCCTGAGAAAGGCGTCCAGGCGCTCAAGCACGTTTTTTACAAGGACGGCACGGATCAAAAATATTCCTTTGAGGAATGGAACATCATTGTAGATGAAGGAGAAAAAAAATTTGAAGAGGGGCAGGCGTTGATAGAAAAAATGAGGAGTCTAAAAAATGAATGAACACCAGATCAGCTACAACATCTACAAGCCGTTCGGTCCCAGCGTCCTGAAATCGTCCGTCCCCCAGGCGGGCGTTGATCTCATTAATAAGATCGCCGACGATATTCTGAAGGACGAAAAGAAACGAAAAGATTACGACTACAGCTCCAACCTGGCGGGCAACATCAAGTACGAGGTCGCCCTGCCCCTGAAAAACGCGCCAAACGTGGAATTGATCATTAATAAACTCGCGAGCGAATATGTCACGAAAACCCTCAAGAATTACATTGATCCGGAAAAAACCCACATGTCCTGCACCGCCTGGCTCGTCAGCCAGCACGCGGGCGACTTCAACCCCCTTCACATTCACGACGCCAATCTGTCGGGCGTCTGTTTCCTCAAGCTGCCTCCCGGCTATGAAGAGGAGTACCGACGAGAGGACCATCATCCCACGATAGGATGCCTGGAATTCCTCGGGTCGGTGCCCAATCACTTCGCCAACCATTCCTATCTCGTCAAGCCTCAGATTGGTGACCTTTACCTGTTTCCAAGCTGGCTCGCCCACCAGGTCTATCCGTTCCGGTCGAAAGGGGAGAGACGAAGCATGTCATTCAACATTCATTTACGATCCAAGGATCCCGGAAAAGGCGTTGATGTCTAGGCCCAGGGAATGGACGGATGAAAAATTAGACGCGGCGAAGTCCTTGATGAAATACAACAGCGCCAGTGAAACGGGAGAAATTCTCAACACGACAAAAAATTCCGTTCTTGGCGTGCTGCACCGGGATAAGATAAAAAATGGACATGTTCCCAAGAGGGGAGTGAAGAGAACCAGCGTCTATTACAGTGGAAAGAAGATGGGGGAACGCCCCTGCAATATGTGCAATAAAATGTTTGACATGCACGGCAAGTACGACCGGTTCTGTAACA